ATATGATGGTTGTTGAACAAATTTAGTAATGGGTCTTACAAAATAACGCTTTGCTTTTCCAGGAATTAAATCAACATTTTGAACAGCCCATTTCTCTGCATATCTTTCTGCATCTGCTTGAGAAGGTGCTTCAAATTTATGAATTTGTGTTTCGAACCCGTATCCGCCGACGATTTGAAATGGTCTCATCTTTGGAGATTCAGTTATTTCTTCATTTGCTTTTTTCTTTCCACGACGCATGTTAAGCTGCCAACGTGCTAACTGCCCTTTGCGCCCGTTGGCATGGCTGGCTTTCTCTAGTTCTGCCATTGTGGCTTTCTTAGGGATACCATGACGCTGACTATCACCTGAACGTCCAGGCCCTTTACCATCAGAAAAGTTCTCTTCGACTTTAGCAAGTCTGGTATAGTAGTCTAACTTTTCACCAAGATGATCCATTGCAATTTCAGTTGCAACTTCGATATCATTAGTATGTTCAAACTCTACTTTAATGCCCTGGGCTAGTGCTTTATGTACTTCTTTAGGAGTAGTCATGTACTTCTTAGCAAGTTCTCTTACGTTTGGAGTACGCTTGTTAAGTTCTTCGCTTTCATCTGCAATACCTCTTGCGGCACCAATAGCAGTACTTGCCGCAGTTGCAGCAGCTTTTCCAGGAATTAAATTCGTTGCAAGCTGAGCAGCAGGTAATATTGCATCTTTATATCTTCCTTGATTAACAGCAGATCCAATCTTAGCAACATCTCCCATTGGGGTATATTTCATTATACCTTGTGACAATGCAGTAGGTTTTTGATTTTCTGGACGCATCATAAATGCATGACGCTCGTCTTCTTCTGTATCCTCATTGATACTTTCCAGCTGCATACCTTTACGCACCATTGGAAACATATCTTTAGCAACAGCTTTTAATAGCTGTGGATTAGTAATCTTAGGTCCGAGAATACTACGAGCAAATGCTTCTGGATCATTATTGGTAACAGCAGCACGTGAATTAGTAGCACTTGCAATCCTTGCACTGACAGAAAATTCTAATGGTTCAAAATAAAACCCCTTGCCCATTCTTACAGCATCTGGATTCTTACGACCATGTTCGTTACCGCTCTTAATCATTTGAGAATATGATTCCATATCATCTTCACCTGCAACAAATGTAGCTGATCTAAAACCTTGTTTATAAAGCCAAGTTGCAGCAATCAGTGGAGTTTTTACCGAAGCATCAATAACAAGATGACCTTCAACTTCTGGAAACAGTAGTCTAATCCAATGGCACTTTTGTTCGTAACTTAATGGATTTTTTTCTGGTTCATGCTTGCTACTGACAAAAAGATACCAGTGTGCGCCCTGTTGTTTTGCAACTAATTGTAGTGTTTTAATCAGACCGCCATGCCCATAATGGGGAGGATTTAGACGCCCAAATGTAAAAACAACTTTCTTATTTGGCTGATCTATTTCATCTAATCGCATTTGCAGGACCTGTCTATAGAATATTTATCTTAGTGTTCAAAGTTGGCAGCAGAGAATCGTTGTCGATCAACTGCTTTAACCGGCCCGGCGCCAGTATGAACTAGATATCCTTCTTGTCCTGGTGTGCCTTGAATTGTTGCTCTCATTGGTGCTGGATGATTATCCAATGCTGCAACAATATTATCTTTGACTTTCATAATTCCCAAAAATGCATGGCATAATACTTTATACCCACCAGCATTAGCTTTTAAGTGTGCTGCAATATTCTGTTGCATACTTGGGCTTACTTTAGCACCTGCCATCCATTCGATAAAATCAGATCCAAAATTGCTAAAATCGCGAGCTTTAACTTTTGAGTTAACATACTTTTGAAATATCTGAGGAAAGCTTGTAATTTTCATAGCAGCTAATGCACTACGATCTAGAAGTTTATCCAATGGTGCACCATTACTATTAATGAATGACTCAATTGACTTTAGATCTGGTGGAATTTTAACTCGGGGAGGACTAGTAAACTGATCAGTGATAACAAGCAAAGGTCCATTTGTGTTTATGCCACTTAACTTATTAATATGTTTACCTGGCTGGCCTGGTGCTGCAAAGTAGCTGTGAGCTACAATACCACTTGTGCTTTTGGCAATTTGTTGTCCCAGTGGTTCGTTAACTGGAACAGAGTATACAACAGTATTAGGTTGGAACACAAATGATCCGTTTTGTACTGGAGGGCGTTGACTATAAAGTAAATCTCCAAACATCCATCCTTTGAAGCCACTTGCTAAACTAGCTTCAAATTGCGGCCATAGTGCAGTCATCATTGATGATAGTTCTTCTCTGCCGCCGCCTTTTCTCTCAGAATAAATTTGTGCTAATTCTTGCGGGCTATGAGGAATAATGCCTTTAGCAAACATATGCTTGTCCATCATTCCAAATCCATTTTCATCTCTACCCCAAAAGATGGCAGGTTTACCATCTGGTTTGATTGAAATAGTTTCAGGATTAGTAGCCATTTGCTTTATGGCAGCAATGGCTTCTTTAGCTCCCACTGATCCCGTAGCAATAACCTTATCTTCAGGATGTGATATTCTAGCATTTTCTAAGCTATAGTTAGCTTCATCAGCTTCAGTTAGGAATTCTTGTGCTCGCATCTAATATTTATAGCTGTTAGAAATTTTCTAACATCCACATATATGTAGGTACAGAGAAAGTAAGCTGCCATACCCCATTGTAGCCCATAACATTCTTACCTTCGATTAGTTTTGGAGCATTAGACCTATCGCTATTGTCAGGATAATACTTGCTTAAACGAGTAGCCACATGTCCTAAATCAATTCCGTCAATGAGAATTGACTTAATAAAAAGTAATTGATCATCTAAGACATTACCATTAGAATCTTTAAGGGTATGACTTTTCCCAACGTTCTTACCTTTAAGATGAATCTTCAGAGTGTGTTCATTCTCATCTAATTCCCCGGTCCACTTGATACTCTTAAATTCGCCAACTTCATCTTTTTCTGATACATTTCCGTATCCAAGTTCGTATTCGTCATCAAGAGATACTTCAAATACTGGAGGATCATTATGCCATTGACTAGCTAGTTGCACTTCAATTTCAACATTTTCCTTGCTCATGTTAACTCCTTATTTTCAATAACTTCAACATCATCTGTATCATCTAGATTAAGTTCAATTACCGGAGGAACTGCTTCGGGATGAATAGGCCCGCCGTTTGATATTTGATTAGTCAATACACGCTTAAGCTCGTCAAGATCGCCTGCATACTTGTGATATCCAGTATGATCTAACTTAATACCAGTATCAGCAAATACCTTACCACCCATTAAACGCCATAGATAACAGAATGTCCAATCTTCTGATAGGTAGTTGCCATCAGGATCAATCATTGTATCAAACAAGCCATACATCAATGGCTCGTACTGAGCACCAATTCCAATATTATCACGATACTTTAGTTCAGGATGTGCAGCAATCATTTTCTCAATGACTTCTCGTCTAATTAGCATAAATCCTGTGCCAAGTGTACTGACTTCTACTAGATCACCCTGTACCACTGGATTTGGAACAGTATTGATAACGTAGCGAATTGGAATACGCTTCATTGGATAAACACCACCTACTAAATCTTGATTTGCACAAAGCAATCTGAGAATCGCTTCCGCATCAAATCCAAGATCAACGTCAATGAACATAAGATGTGTTGCAGCTTGATTAAATAAAAACTTAGCGACCAAGTTATTACGACCGCGTGTAATAAGTGATTCGTTTACCATGGTATCAATGCTATAGTTAATACCCAACTTACTAGCAATAATACCAAACTTAATCATACTGATAAAAGTAGCTTCATTACAAATACCATTATACATAGGTAAACAGAAATGAATGTGTGTTGTGCGTAGATAAGCTAAAACTTCAGGGGGGAGTCCAAATGTTTCTTCATTAATTTGTTCAGTCATTGATGATTCTCTTCTCTAATTGATTAATTGTTTTTAATTATATAGTACTTTATTGATTGTACCTGCTGTAAAACTGGTTATGGATACACGTACCCAAACAAAATTTCCACTGAAATTCTTAAATCCTGTAGCTGTTACAGGATGAATACTATCTCCCACTTGAGAAGTGGAAATATCAAACCAATCAGCAGCAGTTGGTGTAGTTGCCAACGATGCTTGAAAACCAAGTATGCCAACAAATCCTGTTAATTGATAGCTGTATGTGTGCAGTCCGTCAGTATACCCATAATAACCATCACCTTTATAAGGAGAGCTGTACCAATTAATATCAGTACCATTATATTCTCCATAAGCATTTCCAAATGCTGTGCTACTAATTACTACAATAGGTACAATGCTCATTACTTTCTCTTTATAATTTTCTTGGCAGTTCTTTTAATTTTAGTTGCTGTGCTTAGTTTAGGTGTCTTTCTTGGCTTCTTCATTTACGTGTTACTTCCACAAGTCGTTTTTCACCAACCAGCTGTTCGATAACTTCAATTAGCTGAGATATTAGATCATTATCTAAAATCATCTCAGCTTCGTCTTTATCTTTTAGCAGTTCGCTAATATTGATTTCAATAGTCTCTTGATTGAGTTTAGCCATATTAAGCTCCTACTAGTATTTATGCGTTAGCAAGATCCTCTTTAGACTTTCTTCCACGCTTTTTGCCTGGTGCCCGCTTAAGTCCATCTGGGCGAATATCATAAGCAGCAGCTAATCTTTCTGGTGCCATACCATCAATTACTTTAATTTCTTCACAGCGCACACTATACCTACGTCCTGATTTATGTACACTATGAAATTTAATTGTCCCATCTTCTAAAACAAACTTGTCTACGGTCAACACAATATCCATTTCTGTAGGCATGTCTCCCATTGCTGTGACTGGACATTTAGCAATAATCCTGCTATTGTTGGCTAGAATTCCACGTTCGATCAAAGCTTGTGCTAGTGTTACCTTCATTTTGTTTCCTTTTTTAAGATCCGAAAAACTTTTTTAATATGTCCTGGTGCAATAAAGTAAAGCATCATGATATCATCTTCACTTTTCATATAACAATTGAATTCATTATGCATATATGGTATTTTGTGTTTAATATATCTTTTTATTAAATCTTCATTCCAAGCAGAAGCTGAAACGATTTTTTCCTTATAAGCGTCTGCAATCCATTCACAAGTATTTTCTTGAGCTAATCTATCTCTATAATCCCAATTTCCAAAATAAACTTGGAATGGATAATCGCCAACTTCTCGACGAAATTTAATATCAGTGATAATTCCATTCTGCTCTAGTTGAGATTTATTAGAATTATATCGATCGCTAGTATAATGAAGTGTATGTAGATGATGCAGAAGTTGATTACTATCTAATACATATTCAATTAATTCCTTATCGGAAGTAAAGATAGATTGATGTATTTCACGCCTCTTTCTATACTCCCACAAGTTTTTGTCAAATTCAATGAGCATATCCTGATATAAAGTATTCAAACGCCAAGTAGTTCGTTGACCGGATCCGTCATATATGCCAAAATCAAATTCTAGTTTATATTTGAACTTATTAGCGTACCAAGTTCCGTCGTGTTCAACCGCAAATTTCTTCCGCGGTTTCAATCGATTCAGTATTTCTTGCTGACTTATCAACGACCAACTCCAATTCTTCACCAACGGCGCTAACTTTTATTTTAGCATGACCTGCAATTTTGTCAAACAATATTTTTCTAGCAAGAGGAACCTTAATCTTCTCATGTATAAGTCTTGACATGGGTCTTGCGCCCATGGTAGAGTCATATCCATTGGTTACTAGATAATCCCATGCTGTATCATCAAGTTCAAGTTCTAATGATTTAGCTTCCAACTGACTATGCATTTCATCAATAAACTTTTCAGCAACCTTACGAATAGTTTCTTTATTGAGCTTGTTAAACTTAATAACAGCATCCAGCCGGTTTCTAAATTCAGGACGGAAAAATTCTTTAACGGCTTTGTCGTCTTCGCCTGTTCGAGTTAAATTACCAAAACCAATGTTGTTGCGCTCGCTATCAGCAGCACCCAAGTTACTGGTCAATAAAATAATAGCCTGACGGCAGTCTGCCCGCTTGCTATTACTACCTGTAACGAATCCATCATCCATAATTTGTAGAAGAATCTGTGTAACTTCAGGGTGTGCTTTTTCCACTTCATCAAATAGTATAATAGAATGTGGATTTTTAGCTACTTCGCTAATAAGCATGCCGCCTGCTAAATTAGCATCTTCATAGCCAACATATCCGGGAGGTGCGCCGATCAAACGGCTAACACTATGACGTTCTCCGTATTCACTCATATCAAATCGTAAAAACTTCATACTTAGACGTTCTGCAAGTGATTTTGCAAGTTCTGTCTTTCCTGTACCAGTTGGACCAAGTAATAGGAAACTACCAACTGGTCTATTGCTACTTTTGAGTCCTGCACGATTGACCCAGACTCTATCTAGTATTTGTTCAACAGCACTATCTTGACCATAAACACGAGTCTTAATATCACTTTCAACTGTTGTAATATCAAAACTATTTTCCTGTTCCTGCATAGCAGCAATTGGTACACCAGTAATTCGACTAATCTCACGCTGGATATTAAGTTCATTGATTGTTCGGTCTTCTGCATCTGTACTACGCTTTAATGCACAAGCACTATCGATTAAATCAATGGCCTTGTCAGGCAATTTCTTATCATTTTGAAATCTAACTGATAGATCAACAGCAGCATTAATAGCTTCATCAGTAATTTCAACATTATGAAAGCTTTCGTAAGCGTCACGAATGCCTTCGAGAATTTGTTTGGCAACAGCAGGAGTAGGTTCATCAACTGTTAGTCGATTAAATCGACGCATAAGCGCACGATCTTTTTCAAAGTGTTGAGTATATTCTTCCCATGTTGTAGCAGCAATTACTTTAATATCACCGCGAGCAAGTGCTGGCTTAATCATATTAGACAAGTCAACAGCACTATTATTGCCACCACCTGCGCCACGCATTTGATGAGCTTCGTCAATGAACAAAATTACCTTCTTCATTTCATGAGCGGCAGCAAGAATTTCTTGAAGACGTTCTTCAAATTCTCCACGGTACTTTGTGCCAGCAAGTAATGATCCAATGTTTAAGCTATAAACGACCCACCCATTTAGGAATTCTGGAATACGCTCTTCAATAATATCAAGTACCAATCCATCAACAATAGCAGTTTTGCCTACACCTGCATCGCCAACAAGTAGAACATTACACTTGCTTTTTCTAGCTAAGATTTGTTCCATTTCGGCAATTTCATTGCTACGTCCAATAACTGGATCTACTTTGCCTTCTCCGGCAAGTGTCATCATATTAGTACAGTATTGTTCTAAAATCTTTTCAGCATAATTCTTATTATTTTTACCTGCTTTACGATTTTTAGTCCAAGCTTTTACGACGGTTTCTTTATCTACACCATATTTGTTTAAAAAGTAAGCAGCATGGCTATGTGATTCATTTGTAATACTTAGATATAGATCTATTAGACTGATTTGCTGTCTGCCACTGAAGATTACTTGTGTGAATGCACGATTAAAAACACGTTCTAAACTTGCTGTTTTCTTTGGATCATCCTGCAGATCCTCATTGGCAAGAAACGGAACTGCTTCTAAATAAGCTTCAATTTCTTCAATGAGTGGTTCAACTTGAATACCTAAATTTTCTAGTAGTGCATTAAAATTTCTTTCATGCATTAAACTATGCAATAGATGTTCAACTTGAAAATATTCATGATTAAGTTGTTTAGCATACTCACGAGCTGCTTTAACAATTTTGTCGATATCGCCGTTGGAGCTATAAATCTGTGTCATCCATACTAATATAACATTATAAAAACTTTTGTCAAGTATTTATAGGTTTAATATTTTGTATTTGCTCTACAAGTTCAAGTTGTTCTTTAGTTAATACAGTAGGTATCATGACATTTATTTTAATAATAAACTTTCCAATTGAACGATTAGTACGTGCAAATCCTTCATCTGTAATTCCAAATTGTGTTCCACTTTGTGTACCAGCTGGAATTTTTAAATTTATCCGTCTTCCACGCGGAGTATCAATGTCAATATTATGTCCTAGAATACTTTGAAAGCAATCTATAGTAATGTCAGACAATATATGGTCGTCTGCTTTGGCGAATTTTATATGTGGTTTAACCTTAACTAAAATTTCTAAAGCACCTCTTGGCACAGCACTGTTACCGTTATCGCCTCTGCCGGCAACTTGTAATAACGTGCCATCATTGATTCCAGATGGTAGATCTAATGTTATAGTTTCTTTTCCATTTGTTAAATTATATTCAATTGTTTTTTGAAAATTATCCAGTGTTTCTAAGAAATCTACTTCAAGTTGTACTCGAATATTTCTATTCTTGGGTGTCTGTGCATGTCTAAAATTAAACCCAAACATTTGACTAAATTGTTCATTGATGTGATTAAATACTTCGGGATTTCCGTCAAAATTATGAGTAAAATGAAATCCTCCAGGATGTCCATGAAATTGTGGTTGTGGATTTCTTAATGTATGATCATAGTGAGCACGTTTATCAGCATCTGCTAATGTCTCGTAAGCTTCGCTAATCTGTTGAAACTTTGCTACATCTCCACCTAAATCAGGATGATGTTGTTTGGCAAGCTTTCTATAAGCCGATTTAACTTCCTCCGGAGTAGCAGCATCTGCTACTCCTAATGTTGTATAATGTGTCATGTATTGTAATTATCTTTAGGATTTACCAGCTATTTTTTCTTGGCCTCTTGTAAATGCGCTAACACCCAAGATAGCACCAAATGCCAAGTGAATTAAACCGCCATTGCTAAGTGTTAAGCTGGTCCATGCTTGATATGGCATTGTTAATCCAAATGGTTTAAAAATAATAGGAAGAAAAATTGTAAGCATTGGAAAACCAACGAAATCCATGAAACAGATTAACATATAAAGCCAACCCATTGCCGGACGCCAAAAAGCTTTGACCCAATGTTCGTCTTCTTTCTTAGATTGCTCTTCAAATACTTCTTGATCTATGTTAGTTTGAGCTAGTCCAACACTTGCTTGTGCCTGTGCTTGAGCAGTTGCTTGGTTCTGCATATATCCCATCTGACCCATGCCATTGTTCATTCCACCCATATTATTATCAATAATAGTAACTTGCGGAGCTGGAGTATATGCAGGTGACGGCTGTTGTGTGTAACCAGGCTGCGGGGCGGGCGGCACTGGTGTAGCTACCGGAGCAACTACAGGCGGTATTGGATCAGCAACATTCATTGCTAAAACTTCGTCGTGCTTTGGTTTGATTGGAAGATCTGCAGGATCTTCGGGTAATGGTGGGGGACTACCTCTTGCCATCTTTAGAAACCTTTGAATCATTCTTTTTTGTATTGTCAGGTTGATAATAATCTTTGTAAGCTTGTACTTGTGCTTGTAATTGCTTAACAATTTTAGTCATGTTTGCCATATTAACACTGATGTCTTCGTAACCCCTTGAGGTAACAGCAAATAAGCTGTTACCGGTAGTTTTCTTCCAAACTGTATCTATATGTCCATCAGTATTAGGCTTTGCATCTTTAGTGACAACATGCCATTCAACATCAGTAAGCCTAATTTGATCTACATTTGGAACCATCATAGTAGGCTTTTCTACAGTGACAATTGCAGTAGTTGGTGCGGGAGTTCCAGCACAAGCTGCAAGGGATAGTGCTATAATACTAGCAATTAATACGTTAACAACTCTCATCTTGTTTGCCTTTATTGATTTGTTCTTCTATGCAACGGAATACCTTTTTGGTAGCTGCATTAGCTCTGGATTGAACTTCTTTTGGCTTTGCATTAGCAAACTTATCTAAATCTCTGCCATCTTTACGAAACTTATCTTCAAGTTCGTCAACATCTGCTCTGGCATCATTATAAGCTTTAGTAGTCTTCTCTAATACTTCCTGTTGCTTCTTCATTGCTTCTTGCTGTTTGACGATAGTTTCTTCATCTGCCTTAAGAGCAAAATCTTTAGTTGCAATCTGCTGATTAAGTTCAGCAAGTTTATCTTGTGTATATTTAAAATATCCAACAGCGGCACTTATCGCAAGCACCAACGCTACAATTTTCCACATGCTGCTTCCAAACATTTGATTATCCTATTCCGCTTAATTTTTTAATAGTTGACAATTCGTCAGCTAAATCTTTTTGGTCTTCTTGTACACCCGCAAATTGTTCAGTATATTTCTTATATTTACCAGGACTATCTGGCACAATATCTGCCAGACTATTCTCATCAAGAGGATAATATTCTTTCTGCTTATACCATTTAAACTTCCAATCTTTTAGCTTAATGTCAGTTAGATGAGATAGATCGTTCAATAGATCTTTAAGGTCGCCTAAGATACTGTGACGACGTTCCATTTCAACAAATACAAGAAATTCACCATCGTCAATTTCACCGCTGCTGACATCAGCATCTAGTACCCAATCATAGCCATTCTCAATAAAACTAGTGAGATCTTCTGCTGGCATACGTTGTTTTACTTTAAAGCTTACAGTAATGACATCTTCAGGATCGCCCATCTTACTGTCATATTCGTCGAAGTGAATCTTATTGCCTACTAGATATTCTAAATCTTTCTTACGTAGGCCTTCATTAAGCTGCTGGGACATTAGTAGCTCCTGGAGGTGCCATTTCGGGACCTTGTTGCATCTCAGGACCTTGTGGCTGACCTGGTGCTATTCCTGACATGGCTGTCATACTTGCTTTTTGACTTAATTCTTTTTCGTAAGCACTCTGTAGATCGCTTAGATCAACATCTTCGCCTGCAATTTCAACCGATCCTTGCTTAATTTCGGCCATTAGATTCTTTGGAAGCATAATATCAACATACCAAACTTTGGTATCTACTAGCTTACCTTTCTTACTGCCATCTCTATAGTCGCTGGGGTTATTAATCTTAACTGGAATTCTAACTGTATCTTTTTGATAAGTGACTTTTGCACCATATGGAATAAGTCTTTTTGCACCATCCGGATCTGGCATTAGTTTTTCAGGCCACATAAACTTGCACTTGACCCAATACTTATTGATAGTTGGGCCTTCAACAAGTTCACCATATTCCCAATTTGGAAAAGTATAAATGTCGATGTTGTCCAATACACGTTCAAAGTCTAACAACATGTTTAGACTGGAATCGCTCATGTAAATCTTTTTAATGTTTTTTACGTTGTCAATAATGTCCATGGTATAATATTTATCCACACAGCAGGATAACTTTAAGGTAATATAATTATGCCATTTGATTCAAAAAATGAGTGTATCGTTAACTCTTTAACATGAGTACTTAAATATTTTCGAGCAAGATCAACAATGCTCTAGGAGAACCAAAGTTCATGCAAAAACGCAGACACAAGGAAAAGTTCATTAATAACGTCACACAAATTGAAAACTACCTAAAAGAACCTGCAAAAAAGAATCGGGTTGAAATTATCCCCCGAAACTTAAATCAAGAACATTATCTAAGCCTATTACTAGATTCTAGAAAAAGTATTATTATCGCAACTGGACCCGCCGGAACAGGCAAAACCTTGCTGGCCATGATGGCAGCTATTAAAGCACTAAAAGAACGCCAGATAACAAAGATAATACTTACTCGTCCAGCAGTGGGAGTAGAAGATGAGAAGCATGGTTTCCTTCCAGGAACATTACAACAAAAAATGGAACCTTGGACAAAACCACTTTTCGACGTGTTGCACGAATACTACACTACTCGTGATACTCAATCAATGTTGGAAAACGGAACAATTGAGATTTGCCCATTGGCTTTCATGCGTGGTCGTACATTCAAAAACTGCTATGTTATCGCAGATGAAATGCAGAATGCAACTCCTAATCAAATGAAAATGCTGCTTACTCGTATTGGTGAAGAAAGCCGTATATTAGTAACAGGTGATATTCGTCAAACTGATAGAAAAGAAGGTGAAAACGGCCTATTAGATTTTAATAGGTTATTGGCAGGATTTGAAGGCAGTAAATATGTTAGTTCGGTAAAATTTGGCAACAAAGATATCGAACGACATCCTGCTGTTGAAGAAATTCTAAACATCTATGGAGAGTAATTTCTAAATTAGTAGGGCCCTACTGTCTAGATTTAGCTAGTATTTTTAGCAACTGCCATTGTTGCCACGCATCTCGAACAGTTTCATTCTCATGTTTCTGTTCTTTAATCCAGCTGGCTGCACTTGCCCAGCCCTTATCTCCGCCATTGGCACGATATATACGCCATGCTTCATTTAAATAGCATTCATACCAATTATCTTCACCATCTTCATCAATGCTCATACCAAAGAAAGCATTACCGTCTATCATTGCTAGTGTTTCGGCAATAGGTTTTAGTTTTTGTTTTTCTTTTTGCGTAAATTTTTTCTTAGTAGTTTTTGGATAACTAGAATCTAAAAACTCACCAAGTGTTATTCTATTTTTGCGTTTGGGCATTTAACCACTTGTTGATTTGATCTTTATAATGTGTCATAAAATAAGCAAATAATTCGTCAAATGTGCGCTCGGTAAATCTATTTTTAATAATCTTCTGTTCAGCAACATCAATAATAATGCTTGCTTCGGCGTATTCTCTATTTTTTACATTCTTAGTAACAGCAAAGATTTCATCAGTCTTATATCCCTCCTCAAGATTTTTAGGATTACGAGGAGATTGTATGTGCTTGGCAATTAGAAACATTCTATTAGACATATTATACCTTATGACGTTAATTCTATTAGAGTTGCTGCAAGGTTGATTTCAACATCGCCAACCATACTATGATTAATCAACCCATTACGAATGATAATAATTGCTTTGTCTTGCTCTTCAGGTGTGCTGCCCCAAAAGTCTAGATTGTCATACATCCATCGAAATATTTCCTCAATTTCATCCGGTCGTATACTGCTACACATTAGCTTCCTGGCATCACGAACTCTGCCTTCTTTGAATAATTCAACAACTTGGATCTTATAATCAATCCCAGATTTATTATCAATTGTAGGTTTTTCCAGTATGCTATTAACACATGCCATTTGCAAACTATTAATGCATTTGCGAAGATCTGGATATGTTGCTGTTACATAGCTATCTAATACGTCAAGATCGAAAATTACGTTTTCTTCTACTAGAATAGTAGCAACTCTGGCTGTAAATTCTACACGATCTAGCTTTTCAATATGAAACCCTTGGCATCGACTATGTAGTGCAGACATGATCTTGTTTGGATAATTACAGGTTAGAATAAATCTAGCTGTATCCGCATACGTTTCGGTTAACCCACGTAATACGGCTTGTGCATTGTGAGTAAGATAATCAGCTTCATCGAGCAGTACTACTTTAAAGTCACCAAATGGCATTGTTTGAACAAATCCAGTGATCTTGTCCCTGATAGTATCGACACTATTTTCGCGACTGGCATTAATCTCAAGTATATCATAGCTATCAACTTCAAGCTCGGCTAACAAAACTTTAGCTAATGTAGTTTTACCCACACCAGGACTACCACTTAGCAACAGATGTGGAATACTTTTATTTGAGACCCACTGCATAACTTGATTACGTTGATCTTCATCTCGCCAAACATAATCAGTGACGCTAACTGGTCGATACTTCTCAACCCATAATTTTTCAATTGCCATGTTTTACCTCTAGCATTAATATATACAGAAATTAAATAAATGTCAATTAATCGCGTTGATGATAAGTTGTAGCTACATAGTCATCAACTGGCAATTCTTTTGATACAAGTAGCACATCTTTTGGATCAACCATGCGAACAGTAGTAGCATGGCCCTGGTCATCAGTCAAATCTATTCCGCGTGTCCAGCGGCCATGTGCTACAAGTATATATTCACCTTTTTTAACATCTTTATTCTCATGGCCAACTGCTAGAACATGACACCAACGTGGGCGAATACCGCGTTCCTCGCTATCATCACCTATTAGGATAATTCCACCTGCCGATAAACGTTCGCCAAATTCCATATCAGTAACTAAAATATTACTATGAGTTGGCTTAATCTTTTTCCAATTAGCTTTAATATGAATTCGAGCAGTAAATGCCATGGTTAAATTCTCTTTCTCTGCTGTTCTAATACTTCTGCAATTTCTTGACTTTTACTAACTGCATTTGCTAACCCGCCGCGAGGTACATTATCTAATACAGGTTGTTCTACTGTTTTTAAAGCGTTATTGTTATTATTTTTTAATGAATCATAAGGTGAATCGAAATTTACAGGAGTTGGTTCATCAGCTTTAATATCTGCTAATGATTCGTATCCCGTACTATCCTTAGGAATATTATTTCCTCTAATACTATATTGTTCCCGCATTATCTGTTCTCTAGTTTTAATAATCTGTCCGCCTTTAACTAAATCACCTCTGGCATTTGTCCCAGCGTTACCCACTGCAACAACCATCTCATTTTTAATTTTTATACTATTCATGTCAACTTTATTGCCGCGGCTTGTAGTATAAACTCCAACCATTTGTTTATTCCTTTTATTATATTTAACGTATAAATTCTTCAATATCTAGATTATAGGTTACGCTTGTTAGCATGCCTTAATCTTTGCGATTCTGCCATTTTCAATCTGGTTTCCTCACTAAAAGTTTGTTTTGATCGTGCTTCTTTAATCTTGTTTTTGATTTCATCAGAAAGTTTCTTTCCTTTATTTGGAGAAATTTTACCAAACATTGGGTTGTTTTCACCCATCCTACTTTTTGATAGATGCTCTTTATATTCAATTGACTTTTCAATTCCCTTTAGTTTTTCAGATCTCTTTTTCTTTGTCTCATCTGATTGTTTTAAACCTTTATGTGATAAACTTAACTTTTGTTTAGTCTCGTCACTAACTTTTCTGCCAGTAAGCTTTTCTGAAATTTTCTTTCTTCTTTCTTCAGGTATCGGACCATAAACTGCTCCAGATGGTCCATCTCCGCCGTTAGATAAGTTTTGTAATATACCTGTGCCTAAATCTTTGCGACCATATTGTTCTATTAATTGTGTTTCTAACTTAAAAGCTTCAGTTTCAGTTAAATTATCTTTAACTATTATTATATTATTAGGATTACTGGGTTTTTTGATTCTTTCATGTTTTCCTTTAACAAATGCTCTTTTGCCTTTCCCTTTCCCTACATAGTAAGGTGTGCCATCTTCTCTCAAATATTGATAAACGTAAAACATAAAACTACTCCTACGAACTTATTTATCTTATGAATACCAATTACCTTATGAATTCATTGATATCTAAGCCGTAGGAGATTGAGTTGATCTTATGAACACCAATTAAATAAAGAACGAAACTAGCTACACTACTACCTCTGCCAACTCCCCAAACAATATTGTTGGTTCTAAGTGTATCAACAAAATATTTAAGATAACGTAACAGGTCTAACAAGTCACGCTCTGCAAACATTAGTAATTCTGCGCCAGTGCGCTGGAGTTCAGTATCATTTTTAGCCTGGTCCAAGAGCCATTTCGCAATGTCCATGTTCTTATATTCTTCAGGCATGAACCAAATATTTTGATTTGATTCATGCCATGCTACAGGATCAACAGCAATTTCTTCAAGTGTTTCTAACTTTGGTTCATATAAGAACAACCGATCTATAGCAGAGTTGTACTTACTAGGATCTCGTAAGGCAACTTTACTATAGTCAAATTTTGAGTCGTAGTATAGCTGCTGACATATGTCAGATTCTGTAACTATACTACGACTATATTTGTCAATGTTTAGTTTCTTTGCCGCCATCTATAACCTTTGGATTCCAATTTGACTTCGACTTTCCGCCTTTATTATCGTTAGCTTTTTCCCATAACAAACTCTTGTCCCATGAGGACTTTTGATAATGAAACTTAATATCTTTCTTGCCAAATTCAAACCAATCGCCAATACTGGGATCGGGGCGAATCCACCATGGCTTTTCATCGATTGTTTTATAAAGTTCACATTCTAAACTACCAAAATCTTCTGCAAAATCTTCGTCAAAATGAACCCAAATATTATCGCCTTGACTACTGGATATTTTGATCTTTCTAATAGATAGACGACCTTCTGATACTGCATTTAGCTTGCTATACAATACAGCAGCCATTATGACATCAATTGGTTCCGAAGGTAAAGTGATTATTCTCTGTTTAGATTTTTTAGCTAAAACCTGCAATAAAGGATTATTAATATTGATTATTAAACTATGTTCAAAGATTGTTTCAATCATTATCTTACAACGTTCAAATGCAATATTTTGTTGTTCTCCATCGTCTGTCTCGATATCGAAATAGATTTTACATTTATAATTACTTGGTGCAATCCAATCATCTAATGCAATAACCGAATTCCATGTGCAGTCATAACTAAGATCTGTCATTGTTTACATTAACCTTATCTTTAAGTAGTTTGTGATTTTTAGTTTTTTCAGATTCTGCTGTTAGTCGTTTTTGGTATTCTTCTTGATGCATTGTTAGTGCAGCGCGAATTTGATTTGACATTTGAAAATTACCAAATCTATTAGATTGTCCTAATTTTGTATGTAAATCACTAATCTTAGTAAGAAGATCATCTAAAGTAAGATCATCCAATTTACCAACCAATGGATGATACATGGACATTATAAGTCACCTTCTTTGCGATTTTCACTATAGTGAGCATCAAACTTGCCGCCAGGATAACGTGCTTCCAACTTACGTACATTTTCTTCAATGACATCATTTGGATCAAAACCCAGTGCCCTACAAGCATTAGCCCAATACCACATGATATCGCCAAGCTCACGCTTCATATGAAACACGTTCTCATCGGTCAGTGGCTTACCTTGAAATAGCATCTTCTTAATGATTTCATTGTACTCGCCACACTCACTGCTAAGTCCAATGCCACTTGTAATAAGTAATGGCACGTTAATTTGTGGGCCATATTCTGAAATTCCAGTGGGTGCATTAACTTCATAATTTGTATCAAGCCTATCTAAGCGATTCATAAATGCTGTTAGATCAGTTGATTCTTTGCTGGTAACTGCTGCGACAAATTCTGTATAACGGTTTAGGTCAATAGTCATAAAAATACTCCTACTATGTATAGTAAAGTAATACATAGTAGGAGTCAATTAAATTGCAGTATTAAGTACTTGATTTATTAATGCGAAACCACTTGGGTGATGGTGTAGCATCTCCAATGTATTGGAAAGCAACTGACGTATTAGCCGATAATGATGTAACATTACCAAGTATCAATGTACCCGCATTAGAAGAAATATGCAGAGTTGAAATTGCATTGTTTGTATTAATAGCAATGATCTGCCCATCATTTGCAGGATTTGGTAAGTAAACATTGCCTATTGATAATGTCGATGTGCTGTCAATATATAATGAATTTAAAGCAGCTATATTGAAGTTACTGCTTACATTTTGATATGAATAATTTAAAAAGTTTCCAGAAGTATTATGCCATTCTGTATTAGTTGCTGTAGGTATTCTAGGACGTGAAAGGTCCTGTATATGTATAGATGCACCCTGATCATCTGTTAAAAATTCATAGATATATACACCAGCAGAGGCAAAGCTAATAATACTGTTACTGTATCCATTAATACCATCAGTACCTAAAGTTACCGCTGCTGGTAAAGTCATAGTATAGGTGTCGCTTTGGACATTTATCTTAAGTCTAATTCTTCCAACTTTACCAGCCAATGGGAAATTTGTAAATGCTAAACTCACTGAGCCATTTGTAGAGACAATATAATTATGAGCTAAACTATGATCTAAAGTTAGTGTGCCAGAAGTAGTTGCCAAATCAACTTCAGTCTCTCTAAAATTATATATTTCAGCACCGCTTAATGTTGTACCTGATAGATTATTGTTAAGTGTTGTGCCTGTTAATGCGCTCTTTAACAACACTTTGCTTTGCAGATCTTCAAGTTCTGACTTGGCATATGTTAAATTAGTCTTAATATTAGTAAAGTTAGTACGGAATCCTTGGCTATCATTATCGACACCTGCTACTGGATATGTACCGTCTATATTATTGGCATTTATATTACTGGCCATTGGGATATGATTCCTTTTATATTATTTAGTTGCTTTTGTTTCTTCTATTATTTTACTGGCCATTCAAAAATATCTCTTGTTTTGGAAATTTCAAATACTTGTCTCCCTGTAATGGAATAGTATATTTGTCAACATTATTAATGAATACGGTGTTTGTACGATCAAACGTAGTTATAGATCTAGGTTTCAATACTCCATTAAAGCTCTGAGAATATTGTGGAACAGAGTATCCTAAACTTAATGTAGCAGGATCATATAATTGATAGCTGTTACTATGTGTTACCCCACTATTAACAAAAACATAATTACCAGGATTAATTTCCTTCACGAAAGTTAACGAAATATAATTGTTAGCATCAACATTTATTTTCCATACACCTGCCCGTTGATTAACAAAACTTAATAAATTTATCTTTTCTAAATAACCAGGAACTGGTGTACTATTAACAGGATTATATTTGTCCCAAACATCCATATCCCATGCTATTGTATCATCCCATCGATAATTTCCTGTTTCCAATGGAACAATATTCCACCCATCATTTGGTAAAAGACCCCATTGATTTTCATTAAAGGCCTCTTGAGTAGCAAAAATTATATATTTTTGATCTAAATTATAAGTGACACCGTCCAGTCCATTTGTTTCAATCATATAGTCTAACGATTGATTGTTTATACTACTGAAAGGTCTATTTACTGCAAAATCTACAGTTGCAGCAGGAGTTATGTAACTGCTGCCACCACTAAGTCTATCGAATGTTGTATAACTTTTAGCAACAAATTTTCTTGTGTTTAAATCAAAATTGGTTGTGTAACTATTATTCAATACATATCGATCAGTAACGAATGGAACGACTTTAATATCGTATGGTGCATATCTATTCATTCTATATAATGCTCTTGCACCTGTACCTGGTTTCAAATAAGCCAGTACTGCACCACTGGTATATCCTAGTATTCTGCCATTGCTTTGTATACTGATCATCCATTCAGGCAAGCTGTTTAAATTAGTGTTTTCTAGATTATTAGTAATATCAAGTTGCATTAGTGTTAAATCATTTGGTGCAATTTGATTCAATGGATCTCTAAGGTAATAAGTGTCATTTATTTTAATGTACCCAGCATCGACTGTATTAGAACTATCTACATTCAGTATGTTTTGTGTAGCATTTATTGCTCTTGGATTTCTCCAATTTGGATTTTTTCGATTCATATCAGTTGAAGAAGCTGGTATTAATTTCTTTGGGACACCGTTAACTGAAGTGTATATTTTAGTATCTTCAATCATATCAACATAAATTACATCGTATAAAACATTGCCATTTATATCTTTGCCTTGTGCAAGTTTATAGTTACCAAAGTAGAATTTCTTGTTAAAGTGTCTTGTTTGCATTGCTGAGATATATGCACTCATATCACTGGCTTTAATGCCATAATTAACTAGCATCTTTAATTCAGTTGATATACCAAAATAAGGATCATTTGGACGATAAACATCTGCTGGATCAAATATATCAGTATTATTAATAATTTGTTCGAGTATCTGTCTGTTATTAGCTGAGGGTAAGCATCTAATATATAGATTTTCGTATGGCTCATATGTTACAGGATTTACTCTAAGAGTGAATGTTTGTGTGCTGCTTATCTCATTTACTTGTTCAACTGAGTAACCCCAATATAAACTTAAATTGGTAGTATCAAACCCAGTGCCACTGGTGAAATTTCGTACAACTGTATATATACTTCCATTATATGATATGTATTGACTCGATAGATAAGCAGTCATCGGCTGCCACTGGCCGGCTGTTTCAACTTCGGGTGCAATATTAATCTTCGAAATAGAAAAATTACTGGCTGTAACATTAAATTGAAAGTTATTATCAAAATTAGTATTGTTATTATATACAGACTGACTAGCTAATATTTTATCAAAGGTAGTTTTACCTTGATCATATGCCATAGCTTGAAAACTAACTCTTCCTGATATTGTACCATCACTTAATAAAGTCAACCCTTGTGGGAGTTTACTATTAATGTCCAAAGTATAGGTAAGTTCTTTTCCCGAAGGTGCAAATGCTTCTACTTTTAAATTGCTAATACCCCCTGCAAAAATAGTTCCTAATCCAGGACTAGTGATCCATTGTACTGAAAGATCTAAATCTCCTAATATAGTAAGGGTGAATAATATAGGTGTGCTTTCAACATAATATCCAACTGTACTATTAACATAAACTCCAAATGTATAATTAATTTTTGTTTCTGCTTGACGAGGGATATATCCAGTTAACCATCCTGTATTTGTATCCAATGTTAATCCTGGTGGGAGTATTAAAGCATCTATATCCCATGAGGTCATATCCCAATTTATATCACCATCCCACCCAAAATTATTACCTGTATTAATATTATATTGTACAGGATAACCATCATAGTCAACACCTTGAAATTGAAAAGCAAAATAGCCGCCACTATTAACTATTGCATTATCACCCAATGTTTGAGTTAATAATATAGGGGGTCTATTGTAATCCATATCAGCTGTAATATTAGTATTATCAGCCATAATAACAATATTATCTGTTCTCAAATCATTATGAGCATATACTTCTATTTTATATTGTCTAAGTGTTTTAATCTTACCATCACTTACACCAACAGTAAAGTTATAGATAAAATTATTGCTCTTAACAGCAAATTCCCACGGATCTCCGCTCCATTTATCTTCACTCCACCCATTTGCATTTGGATTTAAATCCGAAAATTGTGGAATTACAAACCCACTAATTAACCCTGTGCTACTTAAACTTAATCCAGCTGGTAGTTGTCCATCTTCTAAAGTCCAAGTAAGTGGATCATTGTTAAGATCAATTGCTTCTAGTTGTAAATTCACATGAGTACCGTCTAGATAAATCCCAAGTGGATCCGCAATAGTTAAAATTTCAGGTGGGAAATTACCAGTAATGGTTATACTAAATGTTCTATCTGTAATTTTACCATCTGTATAACTTGTAGCTCTGATAGTAAATTCACTAGTAACATCAACATTAACACTGAATGGTACGCCATTTAAAGTAAATGTTGTTTCTGTTTGTCCTATAATTTGTCCTTTAGGGGATATTTGTAATCCACGCGGAAGCTGGCCCGCAATTAGCTGAAAGGACACTGCTTCTTGATTTGTAGGATCATCTAGATCCGTAGCTACTAACTCTAGATTATAATATTGCTGAGCAGCAACTTTATCTAGATCACCTTGATTTGGTGAAATCCAAACTGGGTATCCCATTACATCTCCATAGATATTTATTGCTATATCATTGATTAGAAACTGTTGAGATTTGCCCTAAACCAAATTGAACCTGTTCCAGTATAGTCAGCACCACATACATAAATGTAATTGTTGCTCCATACAATCTTACCTTTAACATCGCCTGGAGATCCTATACTATCATTAATAGTATAACTGTCGTAGATATTTAAATTTCCACCTGTTACTCTGACATTACCTACGTTAATTGTTCCTGCATAAAAAGTTTGCCCAGTGGTAATATTTCCTGTTGCAGTTATGTTTCCCGATGTACTTAAATTACCAACAGTTGCAGTAGAATTAACAAAAAGATTAGCCAGTGTGCCAGTACCAGTAATATTTCCTTGATAGGGTTGAACGACAGTTGTAGCAGATCCTGCTAAACCAGCAGTAGTTGCATAAGTTGCAGTACCGGCAGTTGTTGCAGAAACTGATGTTGCAGCAGAACCGCTAATGTTGCCTATTATGGTGAAATTACTAGCAATTAAATTACCTGATATAGTAACTTCAGTAAATGCACCACTATTAGCAACATTAGCTCCAATTGCACCAGTGTGATATCCAAAAAGCTGACCGCCATTTGAAGTAGTGACATTTGTAAATACACCGGTGTTGGCAATATTGGCTCCAATCGCACCGGTATGATATCCAACAAGCTGACCACCTACATATACATTGCCTGCAACACCAATGCCTCCACTAACGATAAGTGAACCGTTTGATGTAGAATTTGAACTGGCAGTACTTTGTATGTAAACTTCGGTGAATGGAGAAATAACTAAATCTGCTGAGCCATCCGGATCAATGATTAAGTTACCGCCTAATCCAGCAGTTGTAGTAATAGTGTTTGCAATTAGATAGTTAGTGCTTAGATTACCATTTACTGCTACATTTGCTGTTGTTAAGTTTCCAGATGTTGTAACTGTAGTAAATGCCCCACTATTAGCAACATTAGCTCCAATTGCACCAGTATGATATCCAATATGCTGACCACCATTTGAAGTAGTGACATTTGTAAACACACCGGTGTTGGCAATATTAGCTCCAATTGCACCAGTATGATATCCAATATGCTGACCGCCATTTGAAGTAGTAACATTTGTAAACACACCGGTACTGGGAATTGCATTGCCAATTGGGGTGCTGTTTAATGCAGTAACACTAAGAGTTACTCCGGATATATTACCCCCTGTAATCTGTGCATTCGCAGTTGTCATTTTTGTGAATACAGCAGTGTTAGGAGTTGTAGCACCAATTGGTGTATTATCGACGCCATTAATTGAAATACTTACACCACTTATAGTACCACCTGTTATGTAAGCATTAGATGTAAGAAGATTAATTGCAGTAAGACCATTAACAAATGCATTTGAGAAAATACTCTCTATGCTGTATAAATTTTGGAAAGTTCCTGACCCACTACCCGCAGTAACACTAGTTGCTGTAAGAGCACCAGTGGAGATACTGCCAGCCGAAAAATTATTGATTACTGATAGAGTATTGTTTATTGAAACACTATTGGAAACACTAAGATCTGTTGCGCCTAATGTAGTGAATGATCCCAATGTAGGAGTAATTGTGCCAATTGGTGTATTTTGAAGTTGAGAGAAAGAAGCATATGGCGCAACAAAATATCCGCCAATGTGCAAGTCTCCAGCAATGCCAACCCCGCCGTTAACTACTAGTGTACCAGTTGATGTACTAGTACTAGCTGCCGTTCCTTGAAGATAAAGTTGATTATTTGTGCCTACAATAACAGCAGAACCAATTGGTGAAATATTAATATTTCCTAATTTAGTTGTCATTGTATTAACTTGGAATTTAAAATTACTACCAGCTACGTTAGAATATACTTCATTGAAATTTTGATTTATTTTATCAAATGCTGTACGTAGCGGATCACCTGTACTATCATTCGGTGTAGATCCAATATTAATAAACTGCTGTGACATCTAAATCTCCTGCTTTGTATTTATTAACAAAGCAGGAGCTGTAATATTAGTTACGTCCCACTACAACTTCAATGACACCAATGTCGCCATTAAAATCTTCAAGTGCTTTACCAATTACGGTACTAATTTTTGGATCGGCTTCTGCACGAGCACGACCGTTACCAGCTGATACCATTGTATCACCCTTCATAACAGGACCTTGAACTAATGTTGGAACACGACCTTGAAGTGCAATAGCAGCAATAAACTCAGCTTCAATTTGACTATTCATTAAGTAAGCAGGATTTGTCGTTACAACACCAGCAACACGACGACTTGCATCTGCTGTGCTTAATGTAACTTCATTTGTGCCACCAAAGTCAAGTACAGTGCCGGGAGCATATTCTGAATCAGATGCATAACACTCTGCTAAGTCTGCATATTTTGCTTGAATAGCCACACCGTATATTGTACTCCACCAAGCACTAGTTGAGCCTAAGTTAACTGAGTTATTTGCATTTGGAACTATTGCTCCACTTACAGTTAATCCTGTTAACGTACCAACACTAGTAATATATGGCTGAGCATTTGTATCAATAGTTCCTACTAAATTAGCACCTGTATTACCAATTGTGCCTGCATATACAGCAACACCTACATGTGTGTTTCCTTGAACAACACCGTTATATGTTGGTAAGTATGCAGCAACTTGTGTGTTGCCATATGTGCCAGAGATGGTACTTGCAAAATTAGTACCATTTGCCCAATAAATACCATTTACAGTACTTACATTTCCAACTTTAATAGCATCGTATGCTGTGTTAGCATCAAATGTTAATACGTTGCCTGAAGGTTCAGTTGATACGTTACTGAAGAATGTCCAAGTATTAGTTGATGCTTGGCGTACTAAACCGGTATGTTGATAGGTACCAGCAGTAAAGTGACCAACAAATCCAATATCATAGCTATTCGCCGGATTTGCATTTGCAAGATATATCAAAGTATCATTGATTGAAACATTATTAGCATTAATTATTGTGCTGTTGCCATTGACATATAAGCTACCAGCAACCGTAACATCTCCGGTAGTTGTTAATGTTGTAAATGCACCAGTATTTGGAGTTGATGCGCCAACGGTTCCATTATGTGGGCCATTTAATGCACCAGCATGAATACCTGCACTGATAGTTCCAGTTACAGCTAATACGCCTAATGTACCAACGCCTGTAATATTTGGTTGACTTGCAGTATTTAAAGTTCCATAAATTACTGCACCACTATTACCAATTGTTCCCGCTGTAATAATATTAGCAGTCATTGAATTGACATTTGCGGTACCATTTGAGTAAAATGCACCAGTGGATACTAAATTAGTTGATGACGTTGTAGTTGCAGTTAATGTAGTAAACGTACCAATATTAGCAATATTAGATCCAATCTCACCAGTATGATATCCAGTTAGTTGCCCGCCACTGGTAGTAGTTACGCTGGTAAATGTGCCACTGTTAGCAGTATTGGCACCAATTGCACCTGTTAAGTATCCTGTTATTTGTCCGCCATTTATTGTAGTATAACTAGCTGCTTGACTTGCACCGGTTAATTCTGAAGTTGCACCATTAAAGTCAGTGCCTGCATTACCAATGGTACCTGCATATACCGCAACACCAGTGAATATATTACTTTGAATTGTTCCTGAATTGGCAAATATGTTGCCAGTAGCAGTAATGTTCTTAGTAGTTGAATCCATAGTTGCAATAGTTGATCCTGTAGCACTATAGAATTTATAAACACTACTTGTAAATGCCATTACGTTTGGAGTATCATCTACTAGTGAGTAATCCATTATTGATAAACGTGGGCCGTTGTTCATATATCCCAAAACAACAGCATTAACATTATTAGAATAATTTGGTGTACCACTTACTGAAGCAGTTGTTATATCATTGTAAGTACCAGTGTGGAATCCAAGACCAACTTTCTTGTTGCCATATCCTGCGCCATATGCCGGCTGTAGTATTTCACTGCCAGTAACAGTGTCTAAGCGAGTAGGAATACGACTAGCGACTGACGCATCATTGCTATCAACTGTTCCAGTTCCAGTAAGTTCAAAGTATCCTTGTGTAGCAGTACTATATCTGCCCATCATACGATTGCTTTGAATTTCGCCATATGTACTAGAGTTAATAGGAGTAGCTGCAATAGTTGTATTGCTGTATAAGTTTAAATTACCAGCATTTAAATTACCATTATATGTTGGCAAATATCCAGCAACATTAGTATTGCTGTAAGATGATCCACCACTACCACTAAATGATGTACCATTTGCCCAATAATAACTTCCTGCATATACACCATAAGTGTTTGCAAATATATTACCCGAAACAGTTAAGTTAGCACCTATAAAATTAGCACCTGCATTACCAATCGTGCCTGCATTCAATGAGCCAGTAGTTATAATAGTACTAACGCCAAGAGAACCAAGTTGTCCAACACTGGTAATATTAGTTTGACTTGCAGTTCCCAACGTGCCAACAAGTGTTGCTCCTGTATTTCCGATTGTGCCTGCTTGTATTGTGCTGGCATTAATAGTTGCTCCGTTAGTAGTACCTTGTAAGTTAGTACTACCACTTACGCTTAATCCAGTTAATGTACCAACTGAAGTAATACTAGTTTGGGTAGCAGTTGATAATGTACCAGTTAATGTTGCACCTGTATTACCAATGGTTCCTGCATAAACAGCAATACCAGTAAATGTATTGCCAGTTACTGCACCAGTTAATGCAGCACTCGATCCTTGAAGACTTGCACCTGCATTACCAATAGTACCAGAACTTATAGTCGATGCTGTTACTGCACCTAAGGTACTAGTACCAGTGGCCCCTAATGTAGTAAAAGTTCCGCCTGTTGCAGTTAATGTAGTGAATGCACCAGTTGAAGCAGTTGCATTACCAATTGGAGTATTTTGTATGCTTGTGCTGATAAAAGCGCCATTGGCAGCTATAGTTGCTGTTTGAGGTCCCGATGGTCCACCGGTATAGAAACTAAGTGAATCTCCTGTTCCAACACTAATACGACCGTTATTATTTTGGTAATCCAAAATAATACCATCTGAATAATTACCTACAAATATACCAGTTGATACTGCACCGTTTGCAGCAATAATTCCTTGCCCAACATTAAGATTCCCAACAATGCCAGCGCCGCCTGCTACTTGCAATGCACCTGTAGTTGAACTAGTTGAACTAGTTGTATTAGCTAAAATATGTCCGCCAGTCTTAATAGTATCATATATTATTGCAGCATTAGCTAGATTAAATGCACTTCCAATGGGGCCGCCAATATTACTAAACAAATGCCATACATTATCAACGTGATTTCTAACAAATCCAGTATAAGCAAGTACATTGCTTGAACTACCAAACATATTACTATAGAATCCAATTTCATAATTGTATGGATAAACAGAACCAGTGGTTAGATAAAGCACTGGTGCTGTAGCACTTAATGTTGTTGTATTAACATAATTTACATTTCCAGCTGTTATATTACCAGCAACATATAAGTTACCAGCAATTCCAACACCGCCCGATACTACAACAGCGCCAGTTGAGCTACTGATTGTATTTGTGCCGTTGGTAACGGTTACAATACCTGAACTAGTTAATCCAGTTAATGTGCCAACACTATTGATATATGGCTGAGCATTTGTATCAATGGTTCCTACTAAATTAGCACCTGTATTACCAATGGTTCCTGCATATACAGCAACGCCTACGTGTGTGTTTCCTTGAACAGCACCAGTAGCATTAACCGTAGAACCCTGTAGTGAAGCACCTGCGTTACCGATTGTACTTGCATTTAACGTGTTTGCAGCTATAGTACCAACAACACCTAAAGATCCCAATGTACCAACTGAAGTAATATTAGTTTGCGCTGCGGTTGACAATGTACCAGTTAATATTGAACTCGTATTACCAATAGTACCGGCGTATACAGCAACTCCAGTAAATGTATTGCCAGTTACTGCACCAGTTACTGAAAGTGAACCCAATGTACCAACTGAAGTAATATTATTTTGCGCTGCTGTTGATAATGTACCACCAACCGAGCCGCTAAATGTTGGAAGATAAGCAGCAACATTTGCATTTGAATATGTAGAACCAGTGGTAAATGCAACACCATTTGCAAAATAATATGCAGGAGCATATACAGCAGTACTACTAACAAAATTAGCAGCATTTACATTCCCAGCATATGTTGGAAGATAAGCAGCAACATTAGAATCACTATAAGTAGTTCCGCCGCCTCCACCAACAAATGCAATACCATTTGAATAATAATAAGCAGGACTATAAACAGCATTTAAAGCATTTACATTGCCTGCTTTCAAGTTTCCAGTATATGCTGGGAGATATTGAGCAACATTTATATTAGAATAAGATGCTACAAATCCATTGAATACATAACTTAGAGAGCTCCAAGCTGTTGCACCATCACCAATTTTAACCTTGCCGGTATCTGTTTCTAATCCAGGTTCACCTGACCCCAGTATTGGATTAACCGTTGCCCAATTAGTGCTTGTATCTCTTCTAAATTTAATTTGTGTAGACATTGTTTAGGCTCCGCCCCCATCTATTATTTTGTCTGTAAAATCGAAAGTAGTGGAAGCGGTGCCTCCGTCTAGTATATTTAAGCCGCTGGTAGTTCCGCCGCCAACAAATGCAAGCCCGTTAGAATAAAAATATTCGGCGCTGTATACAGCTGATTGTGCCACAAAGTTAATTGCTGATAAATTTCCAAGTGAATTTAATACGGCGTTAACATTAGAATCACCGTAGTTACTACTACTAAAAGCAACACCATTACTATAATAAAAATTGTCGCCGTATACCGACGAAGCAGCTAATGTAGGAGTATTAATTCTGCCAGCGGCATTAATATTGCCTGCTAAACCGATACCACCTGACACTACCAATGAGCCAGTATAAGGACTGACACTCACGGTTGAAGCAGTTACTTGTAATGTATTTGAATTGCCAATGACTACAGGATTTGTGCCAACAGGTGAAAGATAGATGTTTCCCTGAATTGACGAAATAGTATTGTTTACTATCTGTAAATTAGTTCCGGCTACACCGCCAGTGAATAATTCAGTAAAATTTTGATTAACTTTAATAAATGCAGTGCGAAGGTCATCGCCTTTGCCATCGTTTAGGCCTGCACCTACGTTAATAATTTGACGGGTCATTCAAAATCTCCACTGCTGTTTATTTATTACAGAGGGAGATTATGAGAAGTGTAGTTAAATAGATATTAAAAAGCTACGCTTGTTCCACAGCCGCATCCGCCTTTAGAATTAGGATTATCAACTACTAATTGGCTGCTCATAAGATCACTTTTATAATCTATAGTGCTACCGAGTGTATAAACTAAGCTAGTGCAATCAACAATTAGCTTTTTACCTTCGGCTAGTTCGATTACTTCGTCACGTCCGGGAGTGCCATTTTTAGCGTAAAGTTCTTCATCTGCAGGTTCCCAGAAATATTCAAATCCTGCACAGCCGCCGCCTTTAAGACCCCACACGAGATAAGGTTTATCTACAGTAGATAACACATTAACAATATGCTTTCTAGCTGCGTCTGTAATGTTTACAACTGTCATTTTATTTGTACCGGTAAGTAATTCTGCCTTTTGTAAGGTCATATGGACTCATTTCAACTTCAACTCTATCATTCTGTAATACACGTATTCTATTCTTTCGAATATTGCCACTAATATAAGCAATGATAATATTTTCGTTGATGTTTACTCTATACATTCCATTTGATAATACTTCACAAACGACCCCTTCAATTTTTAATAATTCTTCTTTTGACATCTAGCTTACTTAGCATCCGTAACAGGATCAATATCATAATCTTTAGGATCAGCTGATGATATTATCTTCTGAACCTGTTCCGACCATGTACTTTCATTTATTTGAGTAGCAGTTAACGGAGGAATTGAAAATGAATTATTCATCATTACATCTCCTTGATACGTACTGATTCCTGTTGTTGTTAGAGGATATGCTGGTGCAAAGCCTGGATTAGATGGCCAAGTTGGCGTTGTTCCATTACTTGCAAGTCTCATGTTTAGAACTCTTACGGTATCCCTAAGTTCTTTTACATCTTTTTGCATTTCTTGAACTTGCATTACCATACGTTCAATTGGACCATATGAAGCAATATCGTCGAGCTTTGGTTCGATCATTCTTGCAACTGTAACTGCTTGTTCAATGAGATCGTCGATAGTATCGTTTTCTAAATTTATAAGTCTATCTAAAACCTTTAGTCGATCGATATCTTTATTACGCAGCATCGACGTTATCCTTATTAACTAATATAGTCATTCCAGGTAATACATCATCATGTTCTAAGATGAACCAGTTGTCATTATGTTGAATAAAATGATTAATTCCAAAAACTAATCCAATTGGCTTAACATCAGCTGATAACTTAATGTTTGGAATAGCTTGATGAGCATAAGCTACGGTATTAGGAAGCAATATGTACTTACGAACTTTTGCTGCATACTTGTTTAACTCCATAGCACGATAGTTTCCTTCTGATGGAGTATTAATATAAAGCAAGTCTGTATCCTCAATGTCTTCTTCTACTTTACGAACTTGAAAGTCGATACTAATATTTTTAGCTATTTCATTATATGTTTCTACTGCTTTGTTATCAATGTCACCGAGATTGTACATTCTGATAATGTCAATTTCTCCTGCTAGAAAAGCAATAGCAGGTTCCCATGTGTTCATTGTCAATGATGACACATGATTGCAACGACAAGCAAAACGTAACAATGTATAAATTTGCTTGTTAGTCTCAGCATGTTTCTGTAAAAGATTATATGAGGGATTCATGTTCTTCCTAATTTTCTATAGTTTAATATATTTTAATATATAAAGCAATTTTATTTTTTTCTGCCGACATCTGACAGATCAGCCCCAGGAGTAATATATTGGTATGCACCTTTAGAATAAGCTGGTGCAGTTCTAGCAGCTTTAGCCATAATTTCCTTCTGCACTTGAGGAGATTCCTTGTGTAGGTTCTCCATTATACCTTTCTTGTAACCGTTGCCAACAACGCTATTGCTAAGTTGATAAGGATTACTAGTGGTAAGATCTGGCCTATTATTGATTCTAACATTGCCTGCAAATGCTTTCTTTAATTGAATCTGATTGGGTGTAAGCCCTTGCTTAGCCAACCAGGCATTGTGTTTAGCCTCAGATTCAGCAACTCGCTTAGAATTTGATTTCTTCTTCTTGCCGCTATAGCGAGTAGTAGTTAGAAAGGCCTTCTCAAGATGCATTGTCATATTCTTGGCTCATGATTTTTACTGAGAGTGTCAATTAACCGTTCTTCGTTATAAATTTGGCTTTCAACTTGCTGTTTGGATTGATCCCAAACAGCAGTAACTATCAATGGAACAAACATTGCTGCTAATCCAAATCCTAAATCACC